CCCCTCCACGGGGGTGACCCCCACGGGGCCCTGCGGGGCCCACTGACCCCTCACACCGGCCACACGCCACGCCATGGACCACACCCCCACCACCGACACCGACGCCCTGCTGGCCGAGGTGGACGCCACCAGCGCACGGGTGGACGCCCTGCTCGACGGGTGGGCGCCACAGCCGGTGGCTGATACCGGAGCGGCCCTGCGCCGGCTCCAGCGCACTGCCCGGCACACCGCCCGGCTGTCGGCCCTGGTGGAGCGCCAGCAGGCCGCCCTGGCCGCCCAGCTGGACGCCATCGAGGCGGGCTGACACTCACCCACACCACCACGCACCACGCCATGACCGACTACGACATGCACGACCTGATCCGGGATCAACTGACCGGCATCTACATCGATCTCGCCGCCCTGGGACTGATGCCAGAGCAGTACGACCAGCGACTGACGCAGGCGCTCCAGCTGCTGCGCGACGCCCGCGCCCTACTGGGGGAGTGCCGTGGCTGATAGCAGCACCGCCAGGACGGCACGGTGGCGTCGCCGCTTGCGGGGCATGCCCGATCCCGACGCTCCGCAGCCGTGCCAGGCGTGCTCCCGGCTGGTGAGATCACGACGCACGGCCCCGCTGTGTTCCATCTGCTGGAAACGATCGCCGGATGGGCGAGAGACGAACCGATTGCGGATGGCCAAGCTCAGGTCTCAGCGCCGCACGGCAACCTGACCCAGTAACACCCGCCAGGCCTCTCAACGATGCCCAAACCGGCGGGTCACTCTTTTACCACCACCACTACGCCATGACCAAAGACCCGCTCTGGCTGCGCCTGCGCAACCATCCCAGCCTGTTCTGCCTGCACCCGACGCCATCACAGCTGGCGGTGCTGCTGCGGCAGATCGTGGCCGAGGTCTACGACCAGGACATGTGGGACTGGGGCGAGGTTGCGGAATGGCTGGATGCAGAGGCGGCGGTTGCTGATGCTGCAGCGGAGGGGCGCAATGCCTGAGCAGGCTGCCTGCACTTGCGGGCGGATCAGGATCGGCACTCAGCTATCCGATCACTTGGCTTGGCGATCTACCTGCTCAGTTCATGGCTCTGCATCGCGTTGGTACAACTCGCCTGAGCAGGTAGATCGCCGAGAGCAGCAGCGCGTCAGGCTGAGAGCCCTGCAGATGGAGGCTGCCGCTGCGCGGGCCAGGCTGGCAACCTAACACGACAGAGCCCAGGCCCCTGCTCCGCACGCCTGGGCCTTCCCACCCAGTCCGAGCCAACTGGACAGGACGGCTCCGCTGCTGCGGGGCGATGCGGGTTCGATTCCCGCCTGGGTGCTTCCTCGGCCATGCTGGTGATAGCCCACCCACCAGCATGAAACCCACCATCTGGCTAATCCCTGCCGCTGCACTCGGCATCGCAACAGCTATCGCCAGCCTTGCCTTCCTGCCAATCGGCCGGCCGTCGGCACAGTACGCACCGCCGGTTATGCCACCGCCGCCACGTGATCAGCCGCCTGCAGTCGAAGCGCAACCACCAGCCGCTCCAGTCACCAAAATCCCTGATCTGCAGCCGGATGCTCCGCCACCGCAGCAACAGCTGCCGCCAGTTGTTCGCAATCAGCCAGCACCAAAGCCAGTAACGGTTAACCCTGAGCAAAGGTTGTATCAGCAAGAGATCAGTAGTCTCGCCAGCTCGGTTGATTTCAAGACCAAAGCCGCTAAAGAGTTGATGGCCATTGGATCGCTCTCATCGGCAGAGCGCTACCTAATCGAGGGCAAAGCGCAGAACGCCATCAGGGGCTGCCTTCTGAACCAACAACAGCGAGGCGTCCCCTTCTACCAAGGCAAGGCAACCTGCGCGGCCGCTGAGCCCGCTCCCTGAACCGGAAAACTCCCATGACGGCCAGGCGTGGGCAGTGCAGCTCGATCTCGATCATCCATCCGACGATTCAAGGCTGCCCTCCTATCGGCACCCAACCCTGCGCGAGCTGCAGGAAGACCTGGACCGCGCTTACGACGCCTTCCACATGCTCCGTGGCGTCAAATCCAAGTACCTCCCGCAAGAACCAGCAGAACCGCATGATGCCTATCAATCCCGGCTGAACTGCTCCGTCTTCGCTGATTTCTTCCGTAGTTCCATCGTTGCCTTTACCGGCATCCTCTCCAAGTTCTCGCTGTCCAATCCACCACCGTCCATGGCCGATGCCGTGGACAACATCGACCTAGAAGGCAACAGCATATCGGTATGGCTAGAAAAAGCCGACACCCTCATGCTCCGTGATGGTGGTGTGCTCCTGGCAGTGGACATGCCCGCCGGTCGGCCGATGAACGCTGCCGAAGAGATCGCCCAGGGCCGCAGACCGTATGCGCTGATGCACCCTCGCGCCAAGGTGCTCAACTGGATCGCCACCGTTGACAATGGCGTCGAAACACTGCAGCAGGTTGGCATCCTGCTGCTGCAGGAGGAACCCGACCCGCCGTTTGGTGTGCGCACCGTTCCCCGTTACAAGGTGATCACGCGGGAAGGCTGGACGGTCTACCGCATCGATCGTGATGCCACCAACGAACTCACCGCCACGGTCGAATCCGAAGGTCTCTACCAGACCCCATCCGGCCAGCCGCTACCCTTCCCGCCCGTGGTCTGGTATCCCGCCGAGCATGCCGGGTTTGGCCAGGGTGAGCTGCCGCTCCGGCAGGTGGTGGAGCACAGCATTGAGCATTTCCAGCAACGCTCAGACCTGCGCAACAAGACCCGCCGCTGCGCGATGCCAGTCCCCGTCGCGATCGGCCGCACGCCACCTGCACCCGGCGAGGCACGCAAGCCGCTGGTGATCGGGCCCAACAGCATCGTTGATCTCGATGCTGGCGGTTCGTTCTCCTTCGCAGAACCATCAGCCAGCAGCCTGGCGGAACAGCGGGAGCAGATTAAGGAGGTTGAGAAGCTCATCTCCCGCCAGACACTCGGGTTCCTCTACGGCGATCCGGGCAGCACGAAAACCGCCACACAGGCCGGCCTTGAAGGTGCGCAGACTGAGGCGACCATCGCCAGCATCGCTGAGCGCAAGGCATCCGCCGTGCAGTCACTGATGCAGATCTGGTGCGCGTTCACCGGTGAGCAGCTCCCCGAAGATGCCGGCATCGCCATGAGCGCGTCGCTGTTTGAGCGGCCGCTGGAAGCAACGGACATCAAGCAACTCCAAGACCTAACCGGTGGTGAGCAGCTCATCTCCGTGCAATCAGCCATCGAAGAACTGCAACGCGCCGGCAGGCTCAAGGCCACAACCAGCGTCGAGGACGAAATGGACCGCATCCGTGCAGAACGTCCAGCACCTGCCGATGACGTGGGCCTGAACGACCTGGGCGAGCTGTAACCGGAAACCTAAGCCGTCCCAGACACCACCCGCCATGTCTGCCGCAAGCCTCTACGAAGCGCTGCACAACACCGTCTCGGAGCAGATGGATCTTGACGATCCGCTGTCCATGATGGAAATCGTCGGTGCCATCGAAATGGTGAAGCATGATCTGCTGGTCGCCTTCGATGATGCCGAGAACGACGACGACCCTGAGCCGATGGATGGCGCGTGCGTCATGCCCCAGGCTGCCTGATCGCTGAATGGCAACACCAGGGCCACGGCAGCTCACCGGCATCGCTGATGACTACGCCAAAACCCTGGCGGAACTGGAGCGGCGCAGCGTCAACAACACCCTCGCGCTGCTCCGTCGTTCGCTTGACGGCACGCTCACCACACTTCGCCGGTCGTATAACGCCTACCTGAGCGACATAGGCGGCATCACAACCGACCCTGAAGGGCAGGTCACTCGCCGGCCCGGTGCATACACCACCGCCGAATCGACCGCGAAGTTCAGGGCGATCCTGCAGGATGCCCAGCAGTTCATGACGCCCACTGAGGTGGCATTCTGGCGTGAGTCCTACGAACGTGACCTGCGCGAGGCCACCAAGCTGGGCAGCGACCTGGCAACGGAGCTGATTGCCCTGGTCAGCCAGCCGGATTCGATGGTGCCTTTCGCTGGCGCTGATCCCTTGGCCGTTCGCGCTGCAGCATTGAACGCCTCAGCGTTCATTCAGAACGAAACGGCCCGGTTTCGTGCGCAGATCGTTGAGATCGTGGGTGAAGGCATCGCTCGTGGCTGGGGACCCACTCGCCTGGAACGCCAGATTCGCGAAGCACTACGCGGCGCCCGTGACCCGAAACGGCTCAACCAACGGCTAGGGCTTGAGCAGCGTGCTGCGTTGATCGCCAGGTCGGAGCTGGCCACCGCCTACGTGAAAGGCAGCCTGCAGCGTGCGCGTGAACGCGGCGATGGTTACGTGCGGGTGTTGGCATCGAATGATGAGCGGACCTGCCCGACGTGTGCCAGCAGGAACGGGAGGATCTATCCGGTAGACCGGGCGCCAATTCCTTACCATCCGCGCTGCCGATGCGTTGCTATACCTGTACCGAACGAAGCAATCGAAGAATCCGATCCTGAAACTCAGGATGTTCTGCTGGATTCTAAACGCTGGCGGGATGAACACGAGCGTGGCGTTGAGGCTTACGCCAAAGCGCGAGAGATCAGCATTGAAAAAGCCCGCGCCGAACTGGCACGGGCATTGCGTACACCTACGGCATCAGAGCGTCGGCTGTACCCGAAAGGTCAGCCGTCGCTAGATGAATCGGTGCCGTTGTTCAGAACGGAGTAACCGCACCGGCCAGGGCAGGCTCAGGCTGGGGAACAGAGTCATAGGTGACGACGGGCGAACCGATCGCGGCGACCGGCTCAGCCGTAGCAGCAGGCGCCGGCACACCAGCAGCGGTGAGGATCAGAGCATCACCCTGATGGGTGATCTGCACAGTGCCGCCAGGCTCGATACCCAGCAGGGCGGAATAGCCGCCAGCCATCACGATGTTCCCGGTCTTGCCGGTCGTGACCGTGAAGGAGAGCGGTTTGCCCTTGCGGCCGCCGGTCTTGGCGGGCTTGAGGCTCAGGCCATGGGCAGCCAGGAGGGCATCCTTGAACGCTGAGAGCTTGGCTTTGCCGTTGGCGGTGATGTAGCCGCAGGCGATGGCGATGTCGGATTCGGGCTGCGGGCCGAGTTCAGCGACCTTGGCCTTGAGCGCATCGCCGGTGAGTGCGGTGGTCTGGGTGGGCATTAACTGCACCTTGGTGGGGAACTGCCACAATAGCCTTGCAGTTGCGCAACAGCAACAGTGGAACTCCCACCCGATCTAGCCGCTTTTCTGCTGTGCCATGCCT